TCTCAGAGGGCCAGGAGGAGGAGTGAAATTATAGTTGCTCTATTATAGAAAGATTGATGCTGGTTGCACCTTGAGCCACTTCTTCAAAAGTGAATGTATCTTGGTCAAATCGGACCTTGATTCCAGTTGTAGAAAAATTATCTTCACTAAAAAAGAAGAAGTTCTTTCTGCCATCTGCATAATCAATCAATGCCTGGAGTTTTGCCTGGTCCGCACTTGTTAAAAAATTATAATTCATATTCCAGGACCTACGTTTGCCAAATCTTTCAACTGTATAGCACTCGCCACCAATAGCTTGATTTTTTACAATTCCCTGGTATGATGTTCCGTAGCCAACACCAATTGAAGGATTTCTTGTTGGCGAGAAATCCGCTTTACTAGCTCCATTATCTCCATCATCAAAAGCTGCTGTACTTATTGCCATTTCTTTCTCCTTATGCTGGGGTTACATCAATAAACTGAGCGTTCAATTTCCCAGAACTTCTTGATAAAGATGTAACCATAAAAAATCTTGAACTGAATGATTTGTTAAATGCTTTTGTTGGAATCATCGAACTAAAAGAACAAATATCTCCAAGCTCCATATCAAATAAACCTGGATTCACAACATCCGCTCTCAATATAACTCTTGGCTGATTTCTGAGGTTTCCATAATATTCAATAAATCCATCATTTGGATTATTTGATGCCCCAGTAATATCTGAACCAATCCCAGAAACTAAAGCATCTAAATTCTGAGTAATTTTGCCCTCATTTGTAGCAAAGTTATAATTAGACCTGGTTGTTGAATCAGATGCTGTTGTTTGACTTCTAAAGCTATCTTTTGCTGGGTGCTTATCATGATTAACTGTTATATCAGTTAAAAGGTCATTTGCTGAAGTATGAGAAATTGAAACATTTGCTATATCATTTTTGTCCAGGGAATGGTCCGCTGAACTATATGAGTTTTTAACAAAGATATATTTTAAAACTCCAGCTGCTGAATATGTATAAACAAAACCACCTTCAAAAGCAAATTTATCTAGTAGCTTTTTTATTGGTTGCTGCTTTAAGCTCCAAAAACGGCCAGTCCAACTTCTAGCAGAATCTAAATCTGAGTAGCCAACTGGAGTTGCGGTTATTCCTAAAAATCTATGAAATAAGTCTCGATGGAATTCATGTAATTTGGTTGCTGTACCAGATGAAAAACTTTTTGCCAATCCATCAGCCTCAACATAAACAACTTTAACTTCATCATCAGATTTATCTTCTGGAGCAAATAATTCAAATAATTTAACATCTATTGACAAAGCTCCTCCAGAACTACTCGCACTCCCAGTAAATTGTAAACTAACGCTAATCGTTGTAACTGCTGAAGATACAGAAAATTGAATAGTTTCAGCTGAACCCATTACTGCCGTTTTAGTAACTGTTGAACTGTTTCCGCCAGAAGTTTGAATTTGTATTTGAACCGCTCCGTTTTGCATGGACCCAGTTTGATTTAATTGAGTAACTTGATATTTTAAATTAATTAATGAGTTGGCCCCAGTTTGTGGAATTGTAAAAGCCTCAACATGAGTCTGGTTTACTGTTCCAGCTCCTCCCTGGATTGCATCAATAGAGACTGTTCCAAAGCTGGTTTCATCCTCATCGTAAATATTGGCCATGTTTGTTTCTGTTATATCCGAGCCAGTTGATGTTTCAGAATTTGCATTTGGCGATAAATGAACTGTATACAGTCCACGCTGGTCAATCTCAACAACCTCAACTCCAGAAACTGTTCTTGTATTAGATGGATTGCCAAAATATGGAACGAACCCATCAAAGTTCTCTAAATATTTAGATGGGTTCAAAGAAGTGGCTGCTGTTGTTCCAGTTACATAATTTGCACCATTTGTATCAAAATTAGTAAATGGAGCTGGATACCAGTTATCTGTTCCAGTTTTAGGAAATTCTGAACTATTGCCAGTATAATCTCCATATACTAATGGAGCCAATATATTTTGTGCAGAATATGAATTTGGAATTACGATATTTTCCCAGGGCCTTTTAGCAACTATATTCAAACTAATACTTCTGTCATTATGAGTTATGGATTCTAATCTGCCAAAGTAAATCTGTGGAATGTTATCAAAGTTTGAAATTGTACCAGATTGCAAATTGGAAAAAATCTTGACATCTCCGTTCAAATAATAGTTTGAACCAAATAATAAATTTTCTGATTCATTGCCAGAGTTGTCAATCTCAATCGTTACATTTGATAAGGATGAGCGTGAATCAAATAGATTTATACTTTCTCGGATGCTCGGATTATTTAAAATAATTCCACTATAAGCAACGGAGTTAACAGTTTGGTCAAAAAAAGAATATGCTTGAAAAGCTGATTCATCTGTTTTAAAAACCTGGACCAGCCAGTTTTCTCTCATCCCAGATGCTGGACTCCAGGAACCTTGACTAATTGCCATTTATGCTAAACCTAATCTTTGAACTTTCTCAATCTCTGGAATTATCGTATCTCTAACAAATTCGCTTGAAGTTACTGGTCCATTAAAATTTATTGTTAAAGGGCCTTGCTGTTGTGCAGCTGGTCTTTCGGATGGTGTAACTTGAACTCTTTCTGGTCCAGCCTCTCCAGCAACGATTAATGTTGGCTGAGAAACCATTTCATCCATACCATATTGAGCAAACTTGATTGAACGAACTCCAGCTTTTGCAGCCTCTAAAGCTGCCAATGCTGCCACCGCAGCACCAATGCCGATACCTGGAACAAACGTGAACGTCAATGCCTCAGATACTGCTTTTGATGATAAGATAACACCTTGCAACGCTGACATTAATTGTAATATAAAACCTTTAAATGCCTCCCCAGCTCCGAGGTCTGGGTCAAACGCAGTTTGCAGAGATGATGCTAAAGCATTAGAAAGATTTATTTGTTCAGCTATTGCAGCAGATGATTCTTTTATTTTTTGACCAGATTCTTCTGCTTTTACTCCAGCCTCCTCAAGCTCTCCTTGAAATATAAATAAATTTTCTGCATCTTCTTGAGATATTAATTTTGGTTTTAATTCTCCAAAAGTTTGCGATAGAAATCCAGCTTGTTCAACTGCTTTAACTTGCCCATCATTGGTTTCATTTAAAACTAATCCTTGCTCAAGCAATCTTTCGTTTAGCTTATTATATTCTTCATGTAATTCTTTTATTTTATTTTTCTGAGCAGTAACCCTTGCCTCTAAGGCAACAGAGCTATCAATCATGCTAAAATCTATTTGATTGGTTTTTTCTTTTTCTTTTGCAAGAGCAACTTCAAGTTCAAAAAGCTCTTTTTGAGCATTTGCTAATTCTTTTAAGTTTTCTTGAAGAATCTCATTTGCGACTTGCAGTTTAATTTGCTTTTCAAATTCAACATTTGATTGCTTTTGCATATCAACCAAATCTTCAATTGATGCAGTTTGCAAATCTGTATTTCCAATTAATTTTGGAAAATTTTTATTTAAATCCTCAATAATTCTTTTGCGTGTAGTTTGTTGAATATTGACATCTTTTAACATTTCAATCAAAAAGTTAAACTCTTGTGATTGCTCTCTTGTTTTTTCAGATGCTGGAACCTCAATAAAACTTCTCAAAGAATCAGCAGTTTCTTTTATTGATAAAACAACATCTTTTGAGCTAGGTAATAATCTCTGGCCAAAAGCGTTTGCAAGTTGAGCAACAGAGTCTTGCATGTTTGAATAAGCTCCATCAAAAGTTTGTGATAAAAGGTCCGTTGCTCCAGCTATACCAAATGATGGATTTTCAATTGATTCTTGCAATGCTGCTCTAAATTCTGGAAGTGATAATTTTGTTAAATCATCAACACCAGTTTTTAATTTTATTAATGTTAAAACTCCCCTATCTCTTAAAACATCAGCAGCTCCAGCACCACCAGCAAAGGCCCTACCAAAAGCAGCAGCAGCATCTACAACGTCAACTCCCATGAACGCAGCCAGGTCAGTAACTCCTTTTAATGTCTTTTCACTATCTGCTCCAAATGCCTCTAAACTTGCACCAGCCTCAACAACTCTATCAAGTTGAAAAGGTGTAGTTGCTGCAATAGTGTTGAACTTATCAAATAACTGTCCGCCTTTATCTACGCTGCCAGTTAATGCATTTAATCTAACTCTTAACGATTCAAATTGTGCT